GGAAACTCATAATTTCTTGGTCGGGGGTTCGAGTCCCTCTCAGTCTACTTTGATCCGAGGTAGCTTAATTGGTAGAGTATCTGACTGTTAATCAGGCGGTTGCTGGTTCGAGTCCAGCCCTCGGAGCTTTATAATGATGGCCTTATAGTTAAACGGATATAACAGCGGTCTTCTAAACCGCAATTCGAGGTTCGATTCCTCGTGGGGCTACTTGTGGGTTCAACTTCACACCTTGATCGTTTCAGGGTTCAACTGATTACCCACTTTTTAGGATTTTATTAAAGGAAAATGAAATGAGTGAGATGCTACCTACCCACGTTGTAGATTGTGGGACGAATAAATCTACTGTCTATGTGGTTGCTGATAATAATGTTATAACATTGGCACACGATGAGCTTCTTAATTACCTGACAAACCTTCCGTCAGGCTCTTTTGTTTATGGAGAACAGTCACATCTTGGTTGCCCAAGAGGTAAGTTCTCGCTATCTCAACCTTACAAAGCAGAACTGTTGCTAGACCTTTACGAAACATTAGAAAGTAATGGTGTAAAGTTAAGATTCTTTCCACAGAAGTCTACTCCAAGAGCTTGTGCTTACGCTGGGCTTCCAAAAAATGACGACACTGACCCCATAGCAATCTACACTTTGGTTAAAGATTTTCCTAAGATTCTGGAATCGTCTATGAAGCCTCCAAAGACCTTTGGTCTTTCTCCAGTAAGAAAAGAATCATATGATTATAAGTCATATACAGATTTATATATCAATATGGCGAGGGTTCATCTATACACTGAAGATAATTTAAGTAAATGGTTATTAGAAAATATAGATCACATTTATGATAATATGTCTAGTGACGCTAGGTCTGTATTCTCAAAAGGGTCTAGCAGTACAAGTAAAGGAGTCGTAACTAAGTACAGAGAGATTCGTAAAATCAAGGCCGGTGAGAACAAGGGGAAGATCAATCCCAATACCGTTAGTATGCAAGCGTTGTATGCTGTAGCGTGTACCATCATCGACTACGATGGAAACGTCAGGGTTCGTGAATCTACGGGAGAAATGGCTGGTTGGAAGTATGTTAAGAAATATATTATCAGGATGTCTCCTTACCACTTCAAAGGAGGTGTAGCTAGAAGTAATCTGTACCATCACGGAATGAAAAACTGGACTAAATGGATGGCCGAACAAGAAGGTTTCAACATAAAGGGTTCAGTTGGCAAGGCTAAGTCTAGGGGTGGATTCTTCCACACTGATGCTAAGAAAAAGGGTCAAAAAATAGAAGACAGTCAGTTTACAAAAGAAGAAGACGATATATACCTCAAGTATAGAAAAGTCTATTGTGACTGTATTCGTGAGGTATGGCAGTTGATAAGAGATATGAAGCAACAGGATCAGGATTCAGCGTGTCATTCGGTTAGTTCCGAGTTCAGTTCAGCATCCTGATCTAAGACCGAAGTGGCGGAATAGGCAGACGCTACAGACTTAAAATCTGTTGCCCTTCAAGGGCGTGTGGGTTCAAATCCCACCTTCGGTATTTGGGGGTTCAGTACATCATCTAAATTTATTTTAGATTCAATGTGTCACTCCCGCAATATTTAACTATAATGAATAGATGGCAATGGTAGTACAGTGTCATCGTCTTACAAGAATTGTATAAAGACGTAATTGGGTGCAGTCTTGCGTTCCTGACCCATTGTAAGAAAGCAAGTCACAGGCGAGTGTCCGACCATTCCGAGATGTGGCAAACCAAATTACTAGGCTCTGCTGGCGAGCAACCTAGACCTGTTGAAGTATCAACTAAGTACATTAGCGTTGCGAAAATTTAAGCATTAAAGACCACATTGCTTGCTAACACTACCTTATACCTGTCAAGGCTTTTTAGTTCTTCAACAGGTATAAACGCTGTCGGTGTATAAATACAGAAAATATTAAAGTCACCCATTGACATTGCCGATGAGTATAGTATACTAGGGTAGTCAATCACAATTTAACTAAGGATAATTAGTATGTACAATCTATGCTGCATCAGTAACGAACTCAAAGAACAAGATCACGCCTTCCAGACCATGACGTGGAAGCGTTTTAACGACCTGTGTAGTCAGCATAGCATCTCACACGCACTCAATGAGCTAGGCTCACGCTGGCTCAACAATGTACAAGTTACCAAGCAGGCCATCTGTCACTGCTGGATGAACCGTTGGGGTTATCGTGTATCGAGCAGTCTGTTCCCCGTCCTAACGCATCCTGACTTCGGCTACGACATCTCAGACGTACCTCAGTACGAAGCCATCATGGACACGTTTAACGACATCGTATGGGAGAACAAGCATTGGGGAGTGCGTCTGTCTACACACCCAGACCAGTTCAACGTGCTTGCCAGCGAGAATCAAGCGTCAGTAGACAAGACCATCCTAGAACTCAACCATCACGGCTGGGTTATGGATCAGCTAGGCTGTGAGCGTAGCTACTACAACCCTATCAATATCCATATCAATAATACCAAAGGAGACCTTAGCGACATCGCTACTCGGTTTATGTCCAATCTTGCCAAGTGCGACGAGTCAGTTACAAGTCGTCTAGTTGTAGAGAACGAGGACAAGGGGTGCTGGAACGTAGATAACCTGCTCAAGTATATCAGCTTACCAATCACATACGACAACCTTCATGACAAGTGCAACCCATCATCCAAGAACACTTACCTAGAGTGTGCAGAGACTTGGCCTTGCAAACCACTGTTCCACTACAGCGAGTCACACCCCGAAAAAACCAATCCACGCGCTCACGCAGATATGCCCGTAGACTTCCCTTTTAGCGATGACTACGACTGGGACATCGAACTCAAGTCTAAGGACACCGCGATTCGTGCCTGTGCTTCAAATCTCAAGAACGCCAAGTCCATGTACGCACTGAACTAATGATACCGATAATACCACATAACATTTTAATTCTGATAATCTTTATAGAGTTAACATTTTATATTAACAATTTAGTATTAGTAATCCCAATAACTTGGAACATAGTAGTATCTACTAACAATAAACTAAGAGGAAGAACATGAAGTATGTTGTACTATTATCGCATAATATTTTAAGAAAAATTAAAGAACCGATTGACAATTAGACGATATTAAACTATAATAGAATGGAGAATAATTCTAAGGGAGCGTTATGGGTAAAGCATTTGTATTTGATTTTGACGACACTCTAGCCACTACGGAGGCTTGTGTCCTTGTTTACAGGCCGGACACAGATTGGACTGTAAGGAAGCTGTCGCCAGCAGAGTTCAATAACTATGATCTAAGGTATGGCGAAGAATTTGACTTCTCACAATTCAGATGTTCGGAGTTGGTCGAGCAAGGGAAGCCAACAGCCTTAGTGCAGCTTGCCGAGGATGTTTCTAACGAAGAACATGATGTTTATATTTTAACAGCAAGAAGCAGTGACGTTGCAGATGCTATAGAAAAGTTCTTGAGACTTAACAATATAAAAGCCAAGCAGATTATATGTGTGGGAGACAAAGATGAACCAACCCTAATAGCAAGCAATAAAAGAGAAGCACTAATTAAAATAATGAGATCGTATGATAAAACATACTTCTACGACGATAATAAAAAGAACATAGAACTAGCAAAGGAGATAGGGGTTAAATCCTATTTGGTTTAATATGAATTGGAGAGACTTACATAATAGCTCACCAGTAATTGACCTTCACAACCACGCTGTACTGAAAAGGTTTCTATTAGATAGAGACTTGTCTTCCAGTAAAATTAAGTTTTTAGCGGGACTATTTAAGAGAGCTTTTTGGCCTTTGAGCCAGAGAAGTACCTTTCCACTTCTTGACAAGGGCGGTCTAGATGTTGTCCTTTCAACCTGTTACATACCTGAGAGAGAATGGTTAGAAGACCAGAGCCTTGTTAGATGGGCTTTAGCCCTATCTCCAGAGGTAAAGAAAAGGGTGTTTGATCCATTTTACTTTGATGCCACAGTTAATATGATTAACGATATGGAGAAACATGTAGCTGAGTACAACAATAAAATCAAAGGAGAAGAAGATAAAAGAGCCGTGTGTGTTGCTAAAAACGGTCAAGAATTACAGCAGATTCTTGGGGACGGAGACATCGCATTGATACACTCCGTAGAGGGAGGCCACAGTCTGCAAGGTTTTGATTGTGAAATGTCTACCGACATGTCTGTGAAAGAATCCGAGATACTACAGAACTTAGAGTATTTATCTGAAAGAGGCGTGGCATACCTGACACTAGCTCACTTTTATCCCAACCTAATTGCACACCCAGTTTTTCCATATCCCAACTACGGAATTAAGAGAAACAACTGGAAAGAGCTTATGGGTGCGTGGGACATGAATGTTGGATTATCTGATATAGGCAAATCAGTAGTTGAAAGAATGTGCGATCTCAAGATGGTAATTGATGTAGCACACTGCACACCAAAAGCTAGGTCAGAAGTTTATGAAATAGTGGGAGACAGAACCAATAGAGTTATCTGTAGCCACGCTGGAGTATTTGAGATCAATCCAGACCCATATAACCTACACGACTGGGAGCTACAATGGTTTAGTCAACATGGAGGTGTTCTTGGTATTATTTTTATGAATTACTGGATCAGCCCTATTGACACACCTCTTGGATTGAAATACATTGAGAGAACTATAGAACATGCAATGCGTATCGGAGGTTCAGACATCGTAGGAATTGGAACAGACTTCGATGGCTTCACAGACCCTCCAGACGAAATCACTGACATGTCAGAGCTACCAAGACTGACAAGGTACTTATCATGTTTAACTAGAGGGCTAGGAAAACCAAAATACTCAGACAAAGTTATATCTAAAATATTAGGGGGAAATGCACTAAGAATTTTAAAAGAAGGATGGAAATGATGTCTAAGATTAAAATAGACTTTAATAAGTACTCAGACCCGTTCAAGGCCGTCAACATCCACATAGCTATGATATGTGACTTTGAGACAGGCGGTAAAATAACAGAAGAAGAAGCGTTTGAACAGATAAAATCAATTTATAAACAGTTTAAGTTTTTTTATAAGAACAATAAAAACAAGGGAGATAACAAGAATAAATAAATGCCACTACTTAAAAACAAAAACAAAGAAGATAATAAAGACGACAAGGGCGACCGAAAAGAAGATCGTAGAGATTTTAAGCTGTCAAAGATACAAGAGATCACAGCCAAATCCTACGCAGTTGCCGCTAAAAGAAAATGGTTATTCCTCATGATCGCAGCGGTGATCGCTGGCTATCTTATTTTTAAGTTTGTATAATGGATGCACTAAAAGCTGGCCTTTTGGCATGGACTATAGAAATTACCGTAGCGGCTATTATGTTTTTGGCATTAAAAAATGAAGAAAACAAAGTTATTAAAAGAAGAAACAAGAAACCCATACGACCCACCAAAGACTGACTCTAAAAGGGAATACGACCTCTGGCTGGAAAGCGTAAAACGGCAAGAGGAAACAGATTGGGGTGGATTCATTTTTGTTGTTGTGATTCTTTTTATACTTTTCTTCCAACCAGTTCTTATAAATTTTTTCGCAGAGATATTTAAAAAGTTATGACTCATTACTTATTTGACGTAGATGGCACTCTCACTGACTCAAGACAACAAATAGATTGTGACTTCAAGAAGTTCTTTGGAGAATGGGTTAATGAAGTAAAATCGAAGGGGGACGAAGTATTTATAGTGACGGGTGCTGACAAGCAAAAAACCTTGAAGCAGATAGGCTTGCCCCTGTACAGATTGTTTAATGGGGTGTTTCAAAATTGTGCGAATCAACTTTTTGTGAGAAACAGATTGGTTTACGAGTCTAAATGGCAGATGCCTGCACATCTTAGATTAGACCTTATGATACTTTCAGAAAAAAGCCGCTGGTTTAAGATGGCGAACAAGAACTTTGAAGAACGAATTGGTATGGTAAATTTTTCTACGGTTGGAGTAGATGCAACTGAAGAACAAAGACAAGCCTATCGAATTTGGGATGAAGCTACCGGAGAAAGAATTAAAATGACTGAATGGCTCTCAATGAGATACCCAAAGCTAGAGTTTTCTATTGGTGGACAAACAAGCATAGACATCCACCCAAAAGACAAGGATAAAAGCCAAGCACTACAACACATGTCAGGAAAAACAATATTCTTTGGTGACAAATGTATGGTCGGAGGAAACGATTACGCAATTGCTCAGAAGGCTGACAAATATCATCAAGTAGACGGCTGGAAAGAAACTATGTACGTTTTGAACATTTATTATAAGGACAAACAATGAGCGTAAGAGAAGAACTACAAGAGCCTTTCGACGAACCTCTTTTATTCGCTGATGGGTTTGACGATTGTATTATTGGCATATCAGACGATTTTGGCAAATTAAGAGTTGTATACTCTGTTGAAAAAATGATTGAAAGCCTAATGTCTTCTGGAGACACGTACCTTGATGCGATAGACTGGCTCGAATTTAATACGCTCAACACTTGGGTTGGTGAGAATACGCCTATCTATGTGGAGTCTGGAACATGAGTAAAATACAAAACAATGTAAGAGGGGACTCTGGATTAACAGATAGTCAAGTAATGATCTCCCAAAGAATATTTCAACAAAAAAACAAAGAAGCCCTTGACGAACTAGAAGAACATGGTATAATGGAGACAAGAAGACGGCGATATGAAGCGTCTGCAAAACCTCCAAAATTCAAAACCTCACTATGGCAAAAGATTAAATCTTGGATAATTAAATGATAGAAGTCAAAATCACAGAAGATATGAAGAAAAGAGCTTGGAAGAAGTCCCGTGAGATGGGAGAGATCAACAACTCCATAACACATGGAGATGGTAACATAGCTGGTTTTCTTGGAGAAGAAGTAGCGAACACAATAATACAAGGAGAGATTAACAACACATATGACTACGACATAATTAAAGATGAGATCAGATATGATGTAAAGACCAAAAGATGTACATCAGAACCTAAGTCGTACTATGATTGCAGCGTAGCGGCTTTCAACACAAGACAAAAATGCGATCACTATGTTTTTGTAAGGATAGAAAACGTAGGAGGAAAATGGGGTAGAGCTTGGATTTTAGGCTCATATGAAAAGGAATTATACTTTAAGGACGCAAGGTTCTTAGAAAAAGGCAAAATAGACGGCAATAATAAATTTAGAGTTAAAGCTGACTGTTATAACATGCCGATAAATAAGCTAAAGGGAGTACAGCGAGATGCAACAGTTTAGACTTACATGTTGTGGGGCAATATGCACAAAGATTCCATACTCGTGTCATAATTGTGGGGAAACTTCTTTCTTTGCAGAGGAGATAGACAAAGAAGAACATGTTTATGTAATGGGTAATTATTCAGGAGACAGAAAAAAAGAAGTAAGACCTTGGGGTTCTTTTGAGAACTTGCTAGACGAGGAGGGCTACAAGGTCAAGAAGATTGTAGTAAATCCCAATCAAAGACTCAGCCTACAACTACACAGGCACAGATCAGAGTATTGGCATATCCTATCCGGCGTTGGCGAGATGCAAGTTGGGGACTATACATGGACTGTCGCTGCTGGTTCTCACGTTCCAATAGAAAGACTTGAGGTACACAGGATCGCTAATGAGGGAGACATCCCTATTGTAATTTTAGAACTACAAAAGGGTGACTGTCAAGAAGACGACATCATTAGAATCGAAGACGACTACGGGAGAACAGAATGAGAGTAGGAATTATATCAGGATACTTTAACCCAATCCATACTGGACACCTAGACTATATCGAGGGTGCAAAACAAAAGTGTGACTTTCTCTATGTTATCGTAAATAGCGACCAACAAGTTAATATCAAAGGGTCTAAACAGTTTATGGACGAAGACTCTAGAGCTAGAATAGTTCGTGCATTGTCTAGCGTACAGAGAGCTATGGTTTCAATCGACGAAGACTCTACCGTATGCAGATCAATAAAAGCTATTCATGATGAATATTGTAACGACCCATTTGTTACAGACATTCTCTTTATGAACGGAGGGGATAGGAACCAAGGAACAGTTCCAGAGGCAGACACCTGTGAAGAACTTGGTGTTAGAATGATTTACAATGTTGGCGGCATAAAAACTGAATCATCAAGCACGCTATTACAAAAAGTAGCAAATAAAAAATAAACTGGAGGCAATCAGTGTACGAATACAAAGCAACAGTTGATAGAGTCGTAGACGGTGACACAGTTGACTTCATTGTTGACTTAGGTTTCAGTGTCAAGATAAAGATTAGAGGTAGACTTGCCGGTGTAGATACGCCAGAGCGAGGACACGCAGACTTCTTGACAGCCACAGTCAAGTGTAGAGATTTACTAAACAAAGCCTCAATCGCCTTCCCATACTCAGGTAAGATAGTAATTAAAACAGACAAGACGGGTAAGTACGGTCGCTGGATCGTGCATATAGCGGGTGTAACCGACGAACTAGCGAGGATTTGGCCTTATGAAAGGTAGATGTGTTGTTACAGGGGGTGCAGGTTTCATAGGCAGTCACTTGGTTGAGAAACTAGATGGGTTAGGCTATGAAGTACATGTCATAGATGACTTCTCCACAGGAGAACTTGAAAATTTACCCAAAAAGTATATGGACAAAGCTAAGTATGTAGATATAATAGATTTTGACTTGATGTCGGAATGCGAAGGTGCAGACTATATCTTTCACATGGCGGCAAACCCAAGCGTACAAGGTTCTATTGATAACCCAGCAATAGCCGCAAACGATTTAATGGGAACTATAAAGGTGTTAGATACGGCTAGAAAATTAAAAGTTAAAAAGGTTGTGTTCAGCAGTTCTTCTTCTGTTTACGGTGATGTCTCGACAAGAACTAAAGAGTCGCATAGAATATCTCCCAAAAGCCCTTACGCCCTGAGTAAGCATCAAGGAGAAGAATACTGTAGAATGTTTTATAATTTATACGGACTACAGACTGTATGTTTAAGATATTTTAATGTTTACGGATCAAGAATGACAACTACGGGAGCGTATAGAAGTGTACTTAGCGTTTTTCTAGAAGCAAAACAAAACAACAAACCTCTGAATATAGTAAACGACGGAGAACAAAGAAGAGATTTTATTCATGTATCTGATGTTGTAGAAGCTAATGTCAATGCAATATCGAGCGACCTGTTGGGAATGGGTGAGCCAATCAATATTGGATATGGAAAGAATTACTCTGTAAACTCTATAGCGGAGATGCTTGGAGGAGAAAAGATTTACGGAGAGAAAAGAATTGAACCAAAAGAAACCCTAGCTAATATAGATGTTGCTAGGGATGAATTAAACTGGGAACCTAAAATTAAATTACAAGACTGGATTAAAGGAAAATTAAATGACTTATAAAGAAGATGCCTTATTAGCCCTAAGACTTTCGGCAGCTAAAGACAAAACAGAGGCATTGGCTAGTTTAAAGATAATGCTAGACCATCCGGCTGGAATTGGAGATCACAGCACTGGCGATCTTCATGGAAACCTAAACGAAGCGCTATCAAAACTTGCTGACGCAGAAGACAGAATAGAAACTTTAGACAGGCATTTCCAAGACATTTAACAAAATCTGGAGACAAAGAGATGGTAATATACGCTATAATAATGATCCAAGGAGGAGAAGGTCTAGACTACGGGGTAGAACCCATAGGCATGTACTCCTCGCTTGACATAGCTATGGATTACGTTGAGGAGCTAGAGGAAGTAACAGACGACAAGGACTGCATCTACGACATATTTGAATTTCACGTAGATGAAGAACCTCTTATGCTTGAGTTTTTGAAGCAGCGAAAGAAGATGTCTGAAGAAGCTCTTGAGGATGTGATTATAGACTTAATGAAAAAAGGATTAGTTGACCAGCTTGTTGGCGAAGACGGTCTTTTCTACTACACTCTAACATCTCTAGGAGAAGACTTAGCAAAAAAAGAAATACCAGAACATGTCAAGAAGTTCTTTAAGAAGAGGAAAAAATGAAATGTTCATCTTGCAAAAAAGAATTATCTCCTGAGCATAACTACAAGTGCAGAATATGCGACCTAGACTTCTGCTCAGAATGTTCTCTGGATCATTTTGGACTAAAAGAAACAGGGAGCAGAGTTCTGCCCAGAAATATATTTAAAAGTATCCTGTGGATTATACATAAGAAGTTCTTTAGAAAGGATTAAAGTGTCGGTAAAAGAAAAGAAGTTAGCACTAAAAGATTTTAGTTTAGGATTTTTGTCTGGCATTAGCCTATCAATGCTCATTGTTATTTACAGAACCCTAACATAAACTATAGCCCCGTTCGTCTAGTGGACTAGGACATCAGGTTTTCATCCTGAAGACAGGAGTTCAATTCTCCTACGGGGTACTGCCTTCGGGCATAAGCATGTAGACGTTGTTATTGAATCAATGCAGGACGGGAGTTCGATTCTCCCCGCCTCCACTTAGATTGGGGTTAAATTTCGCATCTAATTAATTTTAGGTTCAACTGATCACCCCAACAAAAAAAACATGGGGGCGTAATGGTATCGACTGGTTGCGGATATAATAATTGCATGTCGTAGTTGATAGAAGGGCTACGTTAAAAATCTATCACAACTTTAAATGGCGTAGAGAATTACGCAATGGCTGCTTAGGTAGCCGTTTGATTCCTTCGGGAGTCACGGGGTTTGGCCAGCACCTTGTTACCAAAGCTGGCCGTTTTTACAAAAGGAAATGAAATGCTGTCTCATATAATGGTTACAGATCACAAAGCTGATGACTGGGATAATATATTTTTCTCAGAAGCTGTACTCTGGTCAAGAAGAAGTCATGATAGTCAAACGCAATGCGGATGTGTATTAGTAAAAAATAAAACATCTATTGCCACTGGTTATAATGGTTTCATGAGAGATGTAAATGATCGTAGTTTACCAACCGAAAGACCAGACAAATACCCATTCATGATACACGCAGAAGCTAATGCTATTTATAATTGCGCAAGAGAAGGAAAGTCAACGCTGGGTTCAAGAGCTTATATAACAGCTCCCCCATGTACATCTTGCCTACAAATGTTATGGCAATGTGGGGTTCATGAAATATACTTTTCAGACCTGTCATCGCCCAAGGGAGATATATGGACTAAGAAGTACAACCAAGTGTTGTCAGAAATAGGTAGCAGAATGATAATTAAACACGTACCGAAAACAAATCTAGATAATACTATATTAATAGAGAGCGCAGAAATGTTTGAAAAATTTTAAAAACCTATTGACAAATAGCAACCGATAGACTATAATACATTAATGATCAGAGCAAATTGGTTTAACAAAACAGGAAGTAACATGGCTACAATGAAAGAAATGGCAGAAGCACATCTTCTGAATGTTCAGAGAGAGATTCAAAACCTCTCCGCAAAAAGAGGTGAGATTGACAATGAATTAAAAACATTGAATGAATACCTATTGGAAGGTTCTAAGGTTCTGTCGGAAGATACGGCAGAAACCGAAGGGTCAGCAGAGTAATTTTTAACTTTAAGAAAGTATTGGAGAGAGATAATGGAAAGCAGTGAATTTTACACGGCACTCACGCGATTGCCAAACAGTTATTTCAGCACAGAGGGTGAACTGACTGGTTCTATCGCTGGAGGTCAACATCGTGGAGAAACAGTAAACCCAGTTACCGCAGTCGCCTACAAGACTACCGGTCAGGTTTATGGAACAAATAAGCGAGAGACTTTACGTGCCGGTAAAGCACTTGGATTGACTCGTGAGTTCACAAGTCATGTTTACAACGCTACTACGGGCGTTTCAAACCGTGGTAATACACAAGTAGTTCGTGGAAAAATTCGTTCAGCATTAGGAGTTTAAGATGGATAGTAATTGTTGGGTTGGTGTAGGTCGTCTTACAAAAGACGCAGAGTTCTCTACCACAAAAAAGGGAACGCCAATGAGTAAGTTTCGTATGGCGGTAAATGACCGTCGCAATGACAAGACCTTGTTTATCAACGTTTTGTGTTTTGGAAAAATGGCCGAAAGCCTTCAGCCTAAACTCGTCAAGGGGCGAGAGGCATCTATCCAAGGCAAGTTGAATATTGACGATTATGAGGATGAGAACCAGAACAAGAGAAGTTCAGTCTGTATTATGGCAGATGAAATCTCACTTGGTCTTGATCCCGCAAACATCGCTTCAAGATCAACAGGAGCAGAAGTTAGCATTGGGTAGCTCCCAATGTTAAGGAAAGTGACTGAATACTCTGGGACGCAAGCCAGATAAGGTATCCGAGTCTTGAGCAATGCCAAATGGTGAGCAGAGAGATAGGAGTGCGAGGACATTGCCTACTTGCGGTAGAACCTCGTTGTGGGTAATAAAGTAAGACCCACCTTTCCATTTTTATATTTCCAGCAACAGCCAACATTGGCTAGCCGTTAGGATGATGATACGGTATGAATACAAGTTGCTGCATAGCTTCGTCAGGCATGATGCTTGGCGGAGCTTTTTTACTAAAGTTTCCATAATCTCCTAAAGAGGGGTTGACAAACAGGTCGATATATAGTATAATTAATGACGTAAAGTTTTCATCTAAGTGTTTTATTAAAGGCCAAGTTCAAATGTACGAACCAGTAGCAGTAGATATGTTCTCGTCACTATTAGCAATACTCCTTGGGACTATATTTGCGGTGACTTTTTTGTTGACTTCGCTTGGAGTAGGCGCGCAAGAGCAGTCTTCAAGCTCTAGAGAATCTCTTCTTTCCCATTTTCAGGACGATGAAGATATTTATGCAATACTAACTGGTGATCAAGACTATTTAGCCGCACATGTAACACTAAAGGAAGAACCTCTTCCCAAGCCTAGACCTAAACCTAGACCTAAACCCAGACAGACTGTCAGGAAGCAGACCGCAAAGCCGAAGGTTGTAAAGCCGAAGGTTGTAAAGCCGAAGGTTGTAAAGCCGTCTGGTACGCAGTTTGGCGCAGACTGCTCCATAGCACTAACCAATTTAGGATACAAGAAGTCGGATGCTAACAGGCTGGTGAACGAAATGTTGACCAATAACCCTAATATAAAAGACGTTCAAACATTTATCACTGAGGCGTTCAAAAAATGAATATAAACTTAATGACTCCAATCAATCAGCTTGGTTACGGTGTAGCTGGACTCAACATCCTAAAAGCACTTCAAGCTAAAAGCAATGTGTCCTTACATGTATTAGGTCAACCGCAAGTCACTAATCAAGAAGATGCAGACGCTGTTAAAAAAGGAATGGAAGCTGCGCAGACGTTTGATCCCAAAGCCCCCTGTATTAAAATCTGGCATCAGAACCAGATGGCAGAACGCATAGGATCAGGTAAATTAATTGGTTTTCCAATCTTTGAATTGGACACATTTACTGACTTAGAGAAGCATCATCTACAGTCTTGTGATGAGCTATTTGTTTGTTCGCAATGGGCTAAGGATGTCATCAAAAAGAATTACGACTGGAGTATTCAATCCTACAGAGAACGTGGGGTTCATCAAAGGGTAGAAGTCGTTCCGCTTGGTGTGGACGCAGAACTGTTCCCTCCAGCGCCAGTAAGACAAGAGGATAAAACAATCTTCTTTAATTGTGGTAAATGGGAGGTACGTAAAGGACACGATATTTTAATTAATGCTTTTAAAAAGGTTCTTGAACATGGACATGACGCAGAATTGTGGATGATGTGTGAAAACCCCTTTAATTCACCAGAAGAGAACAAAAAATGGCATCATTTATACAATCACCCCAAGGTCAAATTAATTCCTAGAGCTGAGACACAGCAAGAAGTGTATAATATAATGTCACAGGTAGACTGTGGCGTATTCCCTTCTAGAGGTGAGGGATGGAATCTAGAGCTTTTAGAGATGATGGCGGCTGGAAAGCATGTAATAACCACAGAATATTCTGCCCACACTGAATTTTGTACTAAAGATAATGCTGGCCTAGTGACGATAAAAGAAGTAGAGCCAGCGTTTGACGGCAAATGGTTCTTTGGTCAGGGCAACTGGGCTAAAATAGGAGAACATCAAATGCTTGATCTCAACATGAAAATGCAGAGATTCATTTTTGATAAAAAAGGTACTCTTAACGAGTCTGGCATAGAGACCGCTAAAACATTCTCTTGGCAAAATACGGCGAGGAAAATATTAAAATATGTTGAATGATGATAGACAACAAGCAGACTCTACTATTCTCTTTACAATGAGCAGAAGCGGAGAGTTGTATATAGATATTGATATCGAGGATTATGGTGACGAATCTATAAAGAATTTTGCGAAGCTGGTCAGTTCTTTAGGAACTTTGCAATTACAGCTAGAAGCAGCACAGATAGCGTCCAGTGGCATAATGGAGTCTATACCCGATCAACTTGAGCTATTTATATCAGAAATAACCAGAAGAACCACAAAAAGACTAGAAAGAGATGAGCAGTTAGCATTACAAGAAGCGCAAGAGCTAGAAGAAGAGGATAAAGATGGGAAGGACAATAAACCTTGTATTAAACCTTCAGACCTACTGTAGTAGAGGAGTATCTACCCATGAAAAAATCACAGCAAATTGGATGGCAGAAATATGAAGATGTACTAGAAAGTCAAGTAAATAACACCCTAGCAGAGCAGCTCTACGAAAGCGTACTCAGGGCTATGGACAAGTATCAAGACGGTGAAGAGACTGAAGATTACAACTATGTATCTTCTGAACAGGACACACAAGAGTTTACTCAGGTTACTTTAGACAGAGACTTTTCTAAAGAAATACTAATGGCAACCAACTACGACTGTTGGATGGGTCATTGCAACTTTAACCTTACACCAAAGATTAAAGCCAGTCTAGATAGCATAGACGGCGTAGAGATATTGAAGATTTGTAGTAGATACAGGTTTTTTGTAGGCATCGGCAGAATGTTTAAGTTTGCTGATGTGAGAAAAGCTATTGAAGATAAACTAAACGTTAAAGAAAAAGGAGCTACATAAGTGGTTAATATTGAAAGTTTAAGCATTGAAGAGATCGTTGAAACAAAAGCATTTTTAAAAATATCGGAGTCTAATAACATAGACGGACAAGATGTATTTAAGATACTTAAAAAAGCCTGTTCCACATTCCGGTTCAGTCTTTCTCAAGATGAGATGTCTACTTGTTGTATCAACGCATTATGGAAGGCGGTAGATAAATATTGTACTGACTCCAAATGTAAGTTTACAACTTACCTCTACAAGGGGGTTGTCATGGAGTGTTTGAGCCAAAAGAAGTTTAATAAGGACAAAATATCTTTTAGAGGCAAAATACACCCCAATATCGAAGATACCAAGAATCAATATGAGCCAGTAGATATGCTCGATGAGATTAAATTCGCTTGCGAAGACCCAAACCTAATCCTAGACAGGTACTATAAAAACATGTCGATTAAAGAAATTGCGAAAAATAGGGGGGTTTGTGGGGAAACCATCAGAATTAAAATTAATAAAAATCTAAAAAAACTCAAACTTGCATTGCAAAAAAGTGTATAAAGAGATAGGATAAAAGGAACATAAACGGAAATGGAAAACTACAATTTTTTAAATCTCAATTGGAGATAATATTATGGCATACGGAAGTAGTTTTTTACAGGGTACAAAGGGCGGCACTTACGCTGCTGGTTGGAGAATTGGCACAAGTGGCGTCGTAGACGGCGGCACTATAGTCAAGGCAGGTAATAAGGCTTCAGATAGCCCAGTTACCAACGCTTTAAGCGTCAACACGTTGGCTGACAACGTTGGTGATAGAGCTACTGGCTCTAAAGTCATCGCTAATGTCGCTGGTGGCGCTACTACTGATAGGGCTGGTGTTCAGTCTTCTCAGTCTGGGCTGTCACCACAAGGTACTGAATTGGCATTTAATGCTAGTGCAACACAGTGGGTCATCAGAGGTGTTTCCGAAACACTTGGTGGCGTTGCTAATACAACGATCCATTCGCGTGGAACCGTTGGTGACGGTAGATACGACAACATTCACGGAACAATTACCGACAGGAAAATTGGTTCTAAAGCGGATGAGGCATATGATACCTTGGCTAGACCAAGTACTCAGATTGTCCCCGGTCGAACCAAAGGTACTGGAGCTGGTGGTGCGAATCTGATGGAAAATCCAGCAGATGGAACTGTGGCTGTTAGTACTGAGATTTTCCCATCTCGTTCAGTTCCGGGCGAACTTACTTACCACTTCGGTGGCCGAAGCAAGCCTACGACTGATGAGTACAAAGCTAAGGACGCATTTGAAGCTGCCGACGACACTTCATCTTAATCCATTAGCAATGTGTATCACGTTCCCCTTCCGTTGATGCGGAGGGGGAACTTTTATTGGGAGTTCCTTTTATGTTCGATGCGGAAACTATAACCTTTGCTAGTGCGATTGCTGGAGCCTTGGCTTCATTAGGCGCTTTTATGTGGAAGAAATTAGTAAAACCTGCTATTAAGTTTTTAGATGATCAAGAGGACTTAAAAAAGTCGATACAAACAATTAAGGGCGAGGTGACACCTAACGGTGGAGGCTCAATGAAAGACGCTTTAAATTGTTTAAGAGATACTTGCGGAAACATAGAAAGAAATCAGAAAGTTTTAGACCAGAGATCCAAGGCAGCTCTGCATTACCATGACAGAGCTTTGTTTGAAGTAGACAGATTCGGAAGAATGTCTTGGTTCAACGAGCAGTTTGAAATACTGACTAGAGGAAGCGATGGCCCTAAAAAGGGCTATGATTGGGTGAACATCGTTGATGAAAAAGATAGAGAAGAATTTGTAAAAGAACTTACATCCTGCTTAGAAATGAACAGGAAGATAGATATAGTTACAAAGTCTGTTTCTGAACACGATATTCATTTTTTAGGTTATCCGTACAGGATTACGGAAAAGGAACATGAAGGATTCTTAATACATCTTTATAAGGAGAACTAATATGGGTTCTAAAAAGTTTACACTGAATTGGGCTGATTTATCTAAGATCGGCAAAAATGCAGCATTAGTTGGTGGGGCAGCAGCTCTTACTTACGTTGCTGGAAATCTAGATCAAATTGATTTAGGAACTCTTGGTGCGCTAGTTGTACCTATCGTCGCTGTTGGATTGGACACCGCTATTAAGTGGCTCAAAGACAACAAAGACGAGGAGTAAAAATGGAATTTAACAGTCCTAGAGATTTGTTAAATGCCTACAGAGACGGCTTCCAAGGAAGCATGTGCGATCCAGAAGAAACAGCACAACTTTTAGCCAAGCTAAAAACACCACTCTTTGGTGCTACAGCTTTTAGACTATACGGTAGCGGAGAGGGAAAACTCTCCCTGCCGTTTAAGTCTTTGCTAAAGTTTGATTCATCTTTTGGCCCATCTGAAAGGCAGACAACGGGCGATTGCGTAGCCCACTCTACAAGAAACGCTGTCGATATCACAAGAGCAGTAGAGATCGACATAAAGGGCGAGTCAGAATCTTTTGAGACTCGCAGCGCAACCGAAGGTATATATCAATCTAGAGGCCACAGATCACAGGGTATGACCTGTTCGGGAGCCGCTAAGTACGTCCACTCTAAGGGCGGTATTCTACTAAGAAAAGACTACGGAAAAGTAGATCTGTCTAAATATAATTCAGGTCTTGGTGCTAACCATAAGATACCCTCCAGCGTATATATAACGGAGGCTAAAAAGCATCAAGTCAAAACTATCTCAATGATAACAACGGTACAAGAGGCTAGAGATGCACTTGGCAACGGTTACGCTATTTCTGTATGTTCTGGGCATGGGTTCAGTAGTCGCAGGGATGGCAACGGGATCGCTAAACGAGGTTCTGGTTGGAATCACGCTATGGCTTGGATCGCTTGCGATGATACTCATAAGCGATTCAAAGAAACCCTTTTCTTAGTTCAAAACAGTTGGGGTAAGTGGAACAGTGGGCCTAGAGTACACAGTCAACCAGAAGGGAGTTTTTGGATCAGAGAGAAGGATGCTAGAGGGATGTTAGCACAGCAAGGATCTTGGGTCTTTAGCGACGTGGATGGTTTCCCAGCTAGAAACCTGCCAGATTACGGCACAACATCATACCTATAGGGTAATATCATGAAACTATTAAGTACTTGGCTTTTAGCCTCAGCGTTGTTTGGTTTTAGCTTTACTGCAAGCAATCAAGAAGTAAATTACAGACCTTACATTTCTACCAATCTAGCAAAAGTTATAATGACCGACAGCGACGACGAAGTCGTAGAAGAAAAATGTGACGGATCTGGATGGATCACTCACGGAGATGGCCACAAGACAGAGTGTCCCGGATGCTCCGCTTGCAAGAACAATACTCCGGAAGAATCGACACCCACCGTAGAACCTTTGCAGCAAAATATTAAAAAAAAAAGAATCTTCCCAAGACTCTTTGATTTCTTCAATAGAGCCAGAGTACTACATCTATCACTTTGGAGCGAAATGGTGTGGCCCATGCGAGAAAATGAAACAGCAGACTTGGGCAAGCACAAAAGTGAAAGAAGCTATAAATAACAGTAAGGCGAAGCTTTTCATTTACGATGAAGCGAACCCAAAACACAAGAAGCTTTTTTCATACTATAAAGTAAGGTCTTATCCAACAATTATCTTTGTAGATAAGGGCGAATTAAGTAGACCTCTGTATAGGGCTTCTGGATTTGTTGATGCGATAAAAATGATTAAAACTATAAACGAGAAACTAAAAGATGAATAATATACCTGAAGCACAAAATTTAATTGCGACAAGAGTTTTGTCTCACGCACAAGCAAAAGACGAAAACTTTTCTTTTGATCCGTTTACTATTATGGCGATTTGTAATTGCATTATATCGGTAGTCAAGCTATTATATATGTGTTACTCAAAAGAAAGCATTGCGAAGGCAATTAAAAAAAGAAGTTACCTTCATGAAGTCCTTCTAAAAAGAGAAATCAGGAGAAACTTCAAAGACAAAAAACAAAGAAAAATAATCTACAAGAGTTTTGCGGAGGTAGGAGCCTCTCTTTCACAAATGGAATTGGTTAATTTAATGGACAGTATACAGGAGTAAAAATGAACGCTTTTCAGATTACAATGCTTGTCGGTGCAGGGCTGCTTGCACTAAGCGTGTTTTGGGAAAAAATTAAAGGTTTATACGACAATTTCAAGCCGTCTGTAAAACCTTACGTACCAAGTGATAGCCTCTCCAAGGATTCCTCACTGGTTGAAATCATTAGATGTTGGGAGCATCTAAAAGTTAGTTGTCAAAAGGCTAATCTTAAGGAGGCATGTACAGAGTTAGACGAAATATTTCCCCTCTTCCTTCCTAAAGCTGAAAAGGAGACACGAAATGTCTAACATGATAAAGTTAGGTCTGGCGTTAATCCTTACGGTAGCCGCCTTGTTTGGGGAACAAATTGTTGAAGTAATAAAAAACAATGTAGACATTGTCAACACACCCTCTGTAAATGTAGATGAACCGGCACTAGAATATAAAACGCTAGTAGAAAGCATCGTAAAAATCGACATTAAAGATGACGACGCAAAGCAAATGTCAGACTTCTTCTTAGAATTGTCTAATGTTGTGAGTACTGACCCCGACCTTCTAAGCTCTACTGGACAATTTAGAGAGTTTAATATGATGGCCGGAGGTCTTAACTTTGCAGGTCTAGATCTTAAGGACAGATACCCACAGTTAGGAGAAGAAATAGATAAGGTTATAGTTAACACTATAGGCTTAGAGGATTCGGAGTTGACAGACAAAAAAAGAGAAAGCTTGTGTGACTGCCTGAACGCTGTCGCTTGGGGCGTACATCAATAATGGGAATAGCGGAAACAATCATCGCCACTATCCTAGAAAAACTAGAGGTAGAACAAAAAGATATAGATAAGGCTACCAACATTTTAGATATGGTATCCTTTACAAAAGAAGATGGAAGAGACGTTATAATCGTCCAGATTGGAGAAAACGTACAAATAAAAATAAACAAATAGACAACCGTACAACCCCGTTCTAATGAAAATTATTGCGGGGTTTTTGTACCTAACCACTTGAACTATAAAATATATACTATATAATAAACAGTGAATACAACGCTGATATATAATACAAGGGAATCATTAAATGCAAGTCACAAAGAGTAATGGAGAAAAAGAAGCATTCTCTGTCGAGAAAATTCATAAGGTTGTCATGTGGGCAACACAGGGTATAAATGGAGTATCCTTTTCTGATATTGAAATGAACGCAAACCTGTCTCTTTACGATGGTATAAGCAGCGCTGAAATTCATAATATCTTAATTAAATCTGCTAATGATTTAATCTCAACCACCTCTCCTAATTACCAGTACGTAGCTGCAAGGCTATTGAATATGCAATTAAGAAAACAAGTGTGGGGCTATGGAGATCAACCAACAGACTTCTTGTTATTCCTACAGAGGAATGTGGATAACGGAATCTATGACCCGAACATACTCGACAAGTGGGACGATAAGACTGTAGATCTTCTTGGTAAATATATAGACCATTCTAGAGATGACAAGTTTACTTTTGCAGGACTGCAACAACTTATTGATAAGTACCTAGTAAAAAATCGAAGTGACGGATCTATTTACGAGACACCCCAGTTTGCGTACATGTCTATTGCCATGTGCTTATTTGACACTGTTCAAGATGTAAAGAAGGCTTATGACTGCTATTCTACATTCAAAATTAATCTTCCTACTCCTATCATGGCTGGCGTTAGGACTAATATACGTCAGTTCGCCAGTTGCGTTCTGGTTGACGTTGATGACAATCTTGACGCTATATTTTCGAGTATTCATGCAGTTGGTAAGTATACTGCAAGACGAGCAGGAATCGGACTCAACATCGGAAGAATGAGACCAATCAATTCTCCCATCAGGGGCGGAGAAGTAATACATACAGGTCTTATCCCCTACCTAAAGAACTTTGAATCCGCCGTAAAGTCTACATCCCAAAACGGTCTAAGGGGAGGGTCAGCAACGGTACACGTACCATTCTGGCATTATGAGATTGAAGATATAATGGTGCTAAAGAACAATGCTGGGACTGACGATAATAGAGTGAGGAAGTTAGATTACTCAGTGCAATTCTGTAAGTTGTTTTATGACAGATTGATCAAAGACGAAGAGATAACATTGTTTAGCCCACAAGAAGCCAAGGGTCTTTATGAGGTTTTTGGTGACAACAAAAAGTTTGAAGAACTATATCTTAAGTATGAGAACGCTAGGTCATTCAAATTTAAAAAGAAAATTTCGGCACGTAAACTTGCGGAGATATTCGCCCGAGAACGGTTAGAGACTGGCCGTATCTATAACATGAATATTGACTCAGCTAATGCACACGGATCGTGGGATATTCCCTGTTACATGTCAAATCTATGTCAAGAAATCATACATCCTACAAAACCTATTCAATCTATTGATGATCCAGACGGAGAAATAGGGATTTGTATTCTCTCTGCTCTGAACTTGCTGGAAATCAGTAGTGAGAAAGATGTAGAAGATGCTTGCAGAATGGCTGTAAGAACACTAGAGTCTGTAATTGATTACCAAGATTACCCAGTGATTGCAGGAGAGAACTTTACTAAGAATAGAAGATCTCTTGGTATCGGCATAACAAATCTCGCCGGTTTCTTGGCAAAGAACAAGCTGAAGTATGGCGACGAGGCAACTTTGGAATTAGTACACGAAACGATGGAGCAAATCCAATGGAACTTAATTAGCGCTAGTTGCGAGCTTGCCGAAGAGAAAGGCCCGTGTGAAAAGTTTGGAGATACAAAATACTCGAAAGGACTACTTCCAGTAGATTGGTACAAAAAATCTGTTGACGAACTAATTAAACCTACATACAATATGGACTGGGAGGGGCTACGAGAACGTGTTAAAAAACATGGTTTGCGACATTCCACTTTATCTGCTATCATGCCTTGTGAGTCTAGTTCCGTCATCCAAAACAGTACCAACGGAATTGAACCGGTCAGATCCTTGCTGATCCACAAGAAAGCTAAGAACGGAATCCTAAAACAATTAGTCCCTAATTACCATATGAGAAAAAAATATTATACTATGGCTTGGGATTTACCAAACAATACAGCTATTATGAATGTGGCAGCAGTAATTCAGAAGTTTGTTGACATGAGCATGAGTACAAACCTTTACTATAACTACAGTCATTATGACGATGGCAACATACCGCTAAGTGTGCTAATAAAAGATCAGATTTATGGATACAAATTTGGCTTAAAGAACTTCTACTACTGCAATACTCCTGACGGTGATGGAGATACAGAAAAAGATATGGGCTGTGAAAGCGGGGCGTGTGCAATATGAAAAAGGGATTTGTTTGCTCTGCTTTTGACCTGTGCCATGCTGGACACTTGCTGATGTTAGAAGAGTGCTCAGAAAACTGCGATTGGCTTATGGTTGGTCTACATACCGACCCTACCATAGATAGACCAGAAAAGAATAAACCTGTCGAGTCTGTCTATCAAAGATATTTAAGACTGGACTGTAACGTTTCAGTAGACGAAATTATACCTTATGAAACGGAGGAGGATCTTCTGGTTATGCTAAAGTCGCTAGATGTTGACATTAGATTTCTAGGAGAGGATTATATTAATAAAAAACAATATACAGGCAAAAATTTAAATATACCAACATACTTCTGCAAAAGGTATGGCTATTCTTCTTCCGGCTTAAGGCAAAAAATAAACGAGGCTAAAAAATGAAAACCATATTTAATACAAAACACGTAGACCCAATGAGTCAACCTCTCTTTCTTGGTAAAGACTTAGGTGTGCAGCGATACGACATCCTTAAATATCCAGTGTTCAAAACTCTTGATAGCAAGCAGATGATGAATTTCTGGAGACCAGAAGAGATAGAGCTGAAAAAAGACCGTGGAGACTTCAAAGAGATGTCGGACAATGAGAAGTTTATCTTCACTTCCAACTTAAAGTACCAGACGATGTTAGACAGTGTTATCTGTAGAGGCGTGCCAACCCTACTTGAATTTGTTACCAACACTGAACTAGAAGCGTGCCTAATGACTTGGCAATTCTTTGAAAAGATTCACAGTCAATCTTACTCTTATATTATCCAAAATGTTTATGCGGATAGCTCTGAGGTGTTTGAAGGTATCTATGAAGACAAGGAGATCATGAAAAGGGCCAACAGCGCGATCACTGACTATAACAATTTGATGGGTATGGCTTGCGACAAGAACAAGCTGTCAGACATAAAGAAACAAATTTACATGACAGTAATGAGCATCAATATTTTAGAAGCTGTTAGGTTTTATGTTTCTTTCATTTGCTCTTTTGCTTTTGCAGAGAACAAAAAGATGGTAGGCAATGCAGACATCATTAAGCTAATTAAAAGAGACGAAGCTCTGCATCTCACTAACACCAAAGAAATACTTAATATCTTACAAAAAGAAGAAAGTGAAGGGTTTACAAAAGTAGCAAAGCAGTGCGAAGAAGATGCAATTAAAATGTTTGAAAGCGCAGCTAGTGAAGAAAAGCAATGGGCCTCTTATCTATTTAAAAACGGATCAATGCTTGGTCTAAACGAGACAGTTTTACATCAGTATATTGACTGGCTTTGTATGTCAAGAAGGAAGATGGTAGGACTACCCTATGAAAACGTTGGTAAAAATCCTATAGCCGGATGGACTCAGGCTTGGATGCAAAGCGAAAGTGTTCAAGTCGCACCACAAGAACACGAGATCACATCATATAAAATCGGTGCTAGTAAAAATGACTTAGAAGATATGGACTTCGGAGATATAAAACTATGACAGAAGATTCACAAAATGGAATTCACGATCACAAGGCAAGGGTAAAACAACTAAACTCAAATTTATATAGAGTGGAAACTGTTCACGGTGTTAAGCAAGATGTTGTGTTTAACAGTTACCCAGAAAATATGACTGTAGAAGAACCTAAAGACCTTTATACCTTAAGCAATAAGGTTATTGGTTGGCACTATGACAGAAATCTGATAGGTGGCAGTACCGATAAAGATCAAGTGTTAAAGCTTGCTCAAGAGCTAGGAGAGCTTTCAGATAGCGTCTGTAAAGGCAAAGACGTTAAAGATGACATAGGGGACATGCTCGTTGTGTTAATAAACATAGCAGAAAGAAACGGTGTAGTATTAGCCGAGTGCCTAGATAAGGCATGGAACGATATCAAAGACAGAAAAGGACGAATGATAGACGGAATTTTTGTCAAAGAAACTGATCTTTAAACTAACTAAGGCCAACACCATATGTCAAGAAACAGAAGAAACAAAAGAGACTCAAAACCTAAAATTCAAATTCTAGAGGCAAAAACAGAAAACCAAAGAGACTACGTAAGATCAATCATAGAGAATGATATTATCTTTTGTTCAGGGCCGTCTGGCTCTGGAAAATCATTTATCGCCGCAGGAATAGCAGCAGAACACCTACATAAAAAGCATATAGACCAGATTATAGTAACAAGACCTTTGGTTTGTACAGGTAAAGATATAGGGTCACTACCCGGAGAGTTGGGTGATAAAATAGCTCCTTATCTTTTACCTATGAAAGAAAACCTTAAGTTCTTTCTAGGGCAAGGTTATTACGGATTCTACGAGAACGAAGGTCAAATACACTATAAGCCCCTAGAAGTCATGAGAGGTGCAACATTCCATAATACTTATATGATACTAGACGAAGCTCAGAACTGCACGACCGAACAAATAAAAATGTTCATAACAAGAATGGGTAAAGATAGTAAAGTTTTAATTAATGGAGATATTAACCAAGACGACCTAAGAGGTAGAAGCGGACTAGACTTTTGCATCGGCAGGCTAGAAGACATAGAAGGCGTCGGAATATGCGAGCTGCATTATGACGACATACAGAGAAACGGAATACTAGGAGATGTTTTAAACGCATTGGAGAACTAAATGCCATTATATGATTATGAATGCGACGGCTGTTCACACAGCCTATTAGATGTGAAGCAAAGTTTTAACGATGAACCCTTATCGCTTTGCCCTAAATGTAATGAAGCAAAGTTATATAGAGTATTAACTGGGGGTATACACGTCTCAGTAAAAAATACAAACACTATAGGTCAGTTAGCTGATAATAATGCAAATAAGTATAAAAGCAGAATAAACGAAGGACAAGCAAAAAAAAGAGAAGAGTCAGCAAAGTCAGATAGCACATCTTATCACGGAACAGCATCAAACACGGAGATAAACAGGATGACACCAAAACAGAAACAGAGATACATCATGGAGGGTAAAAAATGAGCTTAGGAAAAGATATGAAATATATAGATTCAAACGACAAAATAGAACCGAATAAGAAAACCGAATTCCTTTTTAATAAGTCGGGTCGAAATTTAGAGTCAGCAAAAGAGAAAGTTTTCGGAAAAGTAGTTGCAAAAAACGAGAAGAGCCACTATTATATAAGAGTGCATCAAAGTGTACCGTACGACCCAATGGGGACTTACGCCAAAAGGGAGCAGTACTTGGAAACCAAGATGTCTCCAGTGTCTAAGGCCACCTTTGATTTTTACATGCTTTATTTACAGACCAAGAATTCTATTTATATGACAAAAGCTAGAAGAGGATTAACAAATGGCTAAAAAGGGACCACTATCTAAGAAAGATAAAGAATATATTGATTCGCACTCTGACGGCAGCATTGGAGACTTAGCAACCAAGCTAGATAGAGCAGAGGGGACTGTTCAAAAATATCTAGACTCGGTTCAAAAGAAAAAGTCATCTCTTACATATGATCAGTTTGCAAGGAACGACAAAGGTTCTACTGTTATGACACAGTCTGCATCAGAGAGAGGGGATGCTGTAAAGAAAACAAGTCTCCCATCAAGAACTAGACAGTGCATTACAAGTATCAGAGAGGTTCACGATCCAAGATGAGTAATCAAGAATGGATATCTAAATACCGATCTAATAAACAGGCTATATGGATTAAGTGTGAGCTTACCGATGGCTCTAAGCATTATCACGATGAATTCTCTGGATGGATGGAGATTAAGAAACTCTGTAAGAAAAACAAATGTTTCATAAAAGATCTAAAACTATCTTACAGATCACATGAAGTTGATATTGACTTAGAAGAAGCAGAAGGTATTTATTTAATCAGATCTGCTATGGGTCAGATGGGACAGAAAACAAAGAACTTCTATACGACAGGTATATTGAAACGTGGAATTGTACACAAGAAGATGTGGCTAATTCCAGAATTAGTTGTTGAAAAAGAACTTGAAGATGACCTTGGTGACTGTTTTGAAGAGGCTTTAATACGCGATGAACAAAAGAAATCGAACTGATAAGAGCAGATACAAACACGAGTCTACAGGAGATCACTGTACCTGCGCTGCTTATGTAGCAGAAATAATGTGTAAAAGAAATGCAGAGAAAAAGAATCAAGGGTCTCTGCCCCACAAGTTTTGGAGCAAGAAGCCTTGGGACTGGACTTTTAAACGTCAACTTTTTGTCGCAAACAAATTACTTAAAACCTATTCAGAAGAGGCTTTAGTAAAAGCGATCAATTCAAATGAATTTTATGGTATATTTTCTTTGAATCACCCAAAGGTTACTAGCGTAATAGCAAAGTATGAACTACTATTAGAAAAGCAAAGATCTAAACCAAAGCAAGAAATAGAAGTTAAGAAGAACGCCAAGAACCGGAAGAAAAGCTACGGCAAAAAGAATAACATATTAAATAAACTTAGGAAAATTGAAAATGGCCAAGAAGAGGAAGAAATCTGACACGGTAGACGGTAATCAAACCCACAACCTGTTGTCAAAGAAATACGGTAAGATAATTCAGTCTGGGACAGAAGTTCTACAAAGTCTAGAGACATACAAGACAATAAGTCTTGCTCCAGCATTAGACATTGCTTTAGGTGGAGGAATCAGAGAGGGTCAATGCGTTGTGATGACTGGTGATCCTAAGACAGGAAAAACAACCACTGCGCTATACTTCGCCGCTAAAGCTCAAGCCGAAGGTAAGAAGGTATACTACTTAAATACCGAAGGTCGTTTAACAAAAGAGAACTTTCGCGGTATCAAGGGTTTGGACATTGATGCTATAACAGTAGTTCAGGCCACTGATGACACTCCTATAGTTTCTGCGGAAACATATCTTAATGTACTAGAACGACTCATCAAAGAAGAAGAAGAGCTTGTGGTAATCGTGGACTCTACATCCAACATGGTTCCACAAGATGAAATCGACGGAGAAATCCGAACAGGCGTAAGAAACGCCCTCCCTCGCTTATTGTCTATGTTTTTTAAGCGTATCAGCGGAGACGTTGCTAGGATGAAAGCTATCGCTATATTCATCACTCACAATATTGCAAACACTGGAGGCTCTAGATTTTCTCCAAGCAAAATGGCAGACTGTGGTAACATGCTTCAGTTTCAAGCCGGAACAAATATGGTGATTACCCATAGGGGCAAGTGGGAAGTACCAAAAGAGTCTGGCAATCATGTGGGCCAAGTTGCCAACTGGATTGTAAAAACCTCTGCCGCCGGAGGTACGCCAATGACGAAAGCGTCTAGCTGGATTAAGTATGGAATTGGTATAGACGAAGCTCAAGAACTGGCGCAGATAGCTACCGAATTTGCTATGATCTCTGCTAGAGGAGCTTGGTATACCTTCACTACTTTTGTAGAAAACAAAGACAACCCAATAATAAAAAGCTGGCTATTAGATAACGAAGTAGAACTTACAGACGAAGCAATAGAGAAAGCCTTTAAGTTTCAAGGTATGGAAAAAGTTGTCAACTTCTTAAATCAAAACCCCGCCCTTTTAGAATTCTTGTATGACGAAGTAAAAGATATATTTGTATGAAAGTTACAGGTCTAAACGGTCGTGAATATAACGTTGATCTAAAGAAATATTCCAAGCAGAGAACCAAATGTTCTTTCTACCACAGGATGGCGAGAGAACTGCTCAGTGAAATATTTTCCGGATATAGCGTATATGAAGAGGTAAAACTTCCGGGATCTGTAAATCCTGCAAAAAAGTCCGTTTTATATCTTGACTTCTATATTCCCAATGCTATAATGGGGGTAGAGGTACACGGAGAGCAGCATTATAAATATGTACCTTACTTTCACAAAAGCAAAGCTGGTTTCTTACAGGCAAAAGCAAGAGACAGAGCCAAGATAGAATGGTGTGAATTGAACGATATAACATTAGTAGAACTAAGATGGGACGATTCGATAGAATATTGGAGAGATAAAATTGAACGCAGCAGATAGACTATCAGCTTTTTTAGACGGGATTGACAGTTATGTTACAGCAAAGAACATAGTGCCTTCTAAGTTTGCTCCAGAATTTGCTCTTGCAGACTCTTTGGGTATGGAACAATTAGAAAGGCTGACTCAAGACGATTGCTTTAATTACGCTTATCACTTGTATCAGTATGCTGACCATTTAGCTAGAGAGCGCGCCCACTGTGAGAATGTATCCAGATGGTGCAATAACAGTCTGCAAAGCATCATAGCGGAAGCACTTCCAGAGATGATGGGTGAGTATGTCAAACACGACACAAAGGTAGCCACGATTATAAGAAACAATGATATTGCAGGCAAGATAAACGAGTGGAAGCTAACAGCAGACGGGCGTTTGGAAAACCTAAAAAGTAGAGAATACAACGTACGCCGAAAGGCAGATATCTTAATCGAAAAAGGAAAAAGGAAATGAGTGATCAAATTGTAAAAGCGCTTATAGAATCTCTGACCCCAGAACAGAAAGAGGAATTGATAAAAGGAATATTGAGCAGCAATGTCAAGCAAGACGATCCTCCAGCTAGAACAGAAAACAAAACAGAGGCTAAACCAGAACGTAGTGTTGTGGTAAATGAAGATTTTATCGTAACAAGAAACGAAGAACCAAGTAATAATAAAAGGAAAACTCCAGTGAGAGCGAGAAGAAACCAATGGGCAGACGAGGGAGAACACAGCGATCCAAGCTTTGACCCAGAAAAATTTGAGAAAACCAAAACCCCTAGAAGAAGAAGTAAACCATCTAAGAAAGATGTGGAATGTCATGTGTGTGGAAAAACGTTTTCCATGAATGCAAATTTGGTATATGGTGAGTACGTTAGGTGCAATCGCTGCACGGGAAGATAAGATGAATCCGGAACTGTCAGATATCGGGGCAGAACGTGCTGTACTAGCAGGTTTGTTTGCCTACGGTTTAGAATCATATGTTGAGATAAACGACTTTATTACGCAAAGCAGTTTTGCTAATCGTAACAACCAAGTCATATATAAGTGTGTTGAAAAGGTTTTAGAAGCAGACGCTTCAATTGATATACCCGCCATTTTGTCGGCAGCGGAGCAGTTAAACTTATCTGAGACTATCCAAACTACACATGAATTAGAGTACATTCGGGACTTGATGGACTACCCTGTCAAGAAGGAGAATGTACCTCACTTCGCCGCTCAGGTTAAAAAGTTTGAATTTGCACGTAGCGCAAGACGTATTGCAAAAAAGATAGACACTGACATCGTTTCTATAAACGGCGATGAGAGCATTGATGAGATTATCAATCTTGTAGAAACACCTCTTATGGATTTCTTGCGTGACGATGAATCCGGCCAGAAACCTGAGATGCTAGGCGATGATATAGATGAATATGTAGACTTCTTAATAGAGAATAAATGTGACCAAATTGGACTGTCTAGCGGATTTCCTAGATTTGACGCTGTTGTTGGCGGTGGCTTGCGGCGCAAGTGTGTTGATCTCGTTTCTGCAAGGCCCGGAGTTGGTAAATCAGTATTTGCCGATAATGTAGCCCTGCACAATGCTAGGAAGGGAATTCCAGTTTTAATGCTCGATACTGAGATGAGCAAAGAAGATCACCTTAATAGAATCTTATCAAACATAAGCGGTGTTCCGATAGAAGAAATCTCAACCGGTAAGTTTGCAGATAATGATGAGAAGCTCATCAAAGTCAGGAACGCAATGGAGGAAATCAGAGACATTCCTTATACCTACGTCAGCGTCGCTGGAGCGCCCTTTGAAACGATCCTGAACACAATCAAAAGATGGATTCTACGAGAGGTCGGTCAGGACGAAGAGGGAAGAACAAATGATTGCTTGGTTGTATATGACTACTTAAAGCTGATGTCCTCTTCGGGTATATCAAATAACATTCAAGAATATCAAGCTCTTGGATTCCAGATTACTAACCTGCATAACCTTGCTGTTAAATACGACTTTGCTTGTCTGTCTTTTGTACAGTTAAATAGAGATGGAATCACCAAAGAGTCCACATCCGCTGTGAGCGGTTCTGACAGATTGATTTGGTTATGTACGTCATTCTCCATATTTAAATTAAAGTCAGCAGAGGAGCTGGCTGAGGACGGCCCAAACGCAGGCAACAGAAAGGTTGTGACATTGAAAGCTAGACATGGATCTGGTCTTATGGATGGGAACTATATAAATATGAACATGATAGGTTCTCATTCCCAGCTTATTGAGCTTAGGACTAGAGACGAGATACGTTCTTCTCCGGATGGAGATGTAATTGAAGGTTCAGATGTACCGTTTGATATGGAGGATCAGGATGAAGATTGATAATGACATAAAGTTAGACTTCGACGATGTCTTACTTGTACCACAAAGATCGGCTGCTGCGAGTAGAAAACAAGTAGACCTTAAAAGAACTTTTAAGTTTTACCACTCGCCTAAACAATGGCATGGGGTTCCTTTGATGGCGGCCAATATGGACACCACAGGAACTTTTAAAATGGGAGCAGCATTAAATAATTATGAAGCAATAACATGTCTGCATAAATACTATGAAGCAGAAGAGATAGAATCCTATTTTAAATACTACAATATAGAGCCTAACGTTTGGGTAAGTGTTGGTATGGACTGGGAAAGAGAGCTAGATAAACTGCTCGACATTTCAGATTCCTTAAACTGCTCACCAAATATTTGTATTGATATAGCTAATGGATACACTGAGAAATTTGTAGACTGGTGCGGTAAAGTTAGGCTGGAATTTCCAGACTCAATTATAATGGCTGGCAATGTTGCTACGCCAGAGATGGTTTCTGAACTAATTTTACATGGAGAAGTTGACATTGTTAAGGTCGGTATTGGCCCCGGATCTGCATGTACAACCAGATTAAAGGCTGGAGTCGGTTATCCACAACTTTCGGCCATTGCAGAATGTTCACACGTTGCTCATGGCTTGCGGTCTGATTCTGGTCGTCTCGGCTTGATATGTGCTGACGGAGGCTGTCGCTGCCCAGCAGATGTAGCCAAAGCTTATGCGGCAGGGGCTGACTTTGTTATGCTTGGAGGAATGTTGGCTGGAGCCAAAGAGTGCGAAGGAGAGTGGGTAGAACACGCAGGAACAAAATACCTAACATTCTATGGCATGTCATCTAAAAAAGCTCAAGAAAAACACGGAGACGGCCTACTAAACTATCGTTCTAGTGAGGGTAGGGTTCAAAAGGTTGCTTACAAAGGAAAGGCGGAGGTTGTTATCAATGATATTCTTGGGGGTGTGCGTAGTGCTTGTGCTTATACTGGTGCTACTTCGTTAAAAGATTTTAGTAAAACAGCGCGATTTGTGCGTGTAAACAGAACTCATAATGATTTATCAGTGGAGAAATTATAATGTCGCTAACGGCAAAAATAGTAACATTTACAGTAATAGCATTAGGTATGTATGACTTATTAGCGGTAACAGTCGGTGGGATACCACTGAGCATAAGCAGATTCATGCAAGACTCATCGTTTGAGGCTCCTTTCATATCTTTTGCTGTCGGGTTTACATGTGGACATATCTTTGGATATATGCCACCTAAAAAGAAACATGAAGTATAAGTATATAGTATTGCCCAGTCCGGCTTTTGGATATGCTCAGTTGTTTGAAGCTAGTAGGCTTGTAGACAATTCGTTTGCTAATGGATATTTCACGAGTCACTTAGAAGAGATTGAGTGCGCGTGGATAGCTTTAGATAAAAACAGGGTAATTGGATGGGCGGCAGTCTCAGACTGTATGCTTAGATGTGTGGTGGTTCATCCAGATTATCGTGGTCAAGGGGTCGGAAAAGAGCTGACAAAAAAAAGACTAGAATATCTAGGTGACTGCAATGAAGTTTTTTCTTACGCTTGGGTTAGACCTGACGGAACGTGTATGTCATGTAGGAATCTAGAAAATTTTGGTTTTAAGTTGCATAAAGAGCTAGATGAATACTATAATGATACTAGAAGTCAATGTAAATACTGTGGGAGTAACTGCACATGTGTAGCAAGGCAGTACGTAAAAATAAATCAACACTAGATCTAGACAAAGTAAAAGAGATTGTTTTTGAAGATATCGAGAAGCTTTTAGATAGTTTTGACTTGGAGTATGAGCAGGTAGCAGATAATATATTTATGAGGTGTCCGATACATGAAGGTAGTGACAACCCTCAAGGACTTTCAATCTCAACGAGTCGTAAGGCTTGGAGATGCTGGACTCGTGGATGTCACGAACACTACAATACCGACATCTTCGGTTTTGTCAAAGGTGTACTTGGCACGGATTCGTTTTCGGAAGCCTTGAAATATATTTGCGCGTTGTATAATGTTAACGGAGCTAAGACAGAAGCTAAAGAAAAGGTCAAGCCAAGAGAAGATGTTTTTGGAAACCTAGTAAAAGCTATAAAGAAAAAGAAGGATGTAATAAGCATACAACCTCAAATTGCGCCCGTAGAAACATCAGATGGCTCACCATACTTTGAGAGTAGAGGATTCAAGACAAAGACTTTAAATCATTTTGGAGTCAAAGACTGTAACAATAATAGATCTGCTATGAGACACAGGTCAATTATACCGATATATTACGGAGGTTCAGAAGTAGGTTACATAGCTAGATCGACTAAGGATTGGCTACAGCCTAAATATTTATTCTCTAGCGGGATAAAGAAGACGGACTACCTATACAATTACGATGAAGCCATTGAAACATCAAGACTAACCCAGTGTATGTTCTTAGTCGAAGGCCAAGGAGATGTTTGGAAATTGTGGGAGTGCGGAGTTAAAAACGTAGTAGGTTTATTTGGAAAAGATATATCCAGCAAGCAGAGAAGCCTCTTGCTAAAAAGCGGTACGACAACACTCATAGTGCTTACAGACAATGATCAAGCTGGTAGAGAATCTAAGATTAAAATAAAAAGAGAGATAGGTAGGCTTTTCAAACTGGTCTTCCCTCACATGCACACAAAAGATCTAGGCGCGATGCCAACAGAGACAATTGACGAGAAAATATTAAAGGACTTAAAAGGATACTACAAATGATTTTAGGAATTTCGGGTCGTAAGCAGTCTGGTAAAAACACTGTGGCAAATATGCTTCACGGTATTGTCTTAAAAGAAAACGGCCTAATCAAGGATTGGAACATTGGGGGTAAAGGGGAGTTAATGATTCTTACAGAGGACTCCTCTGGGAAAGAGGGGTGGGGAGAATTTGATATAACAAGAAGCGACGAAGGTTTTTCTCAATATGCTGAATTGAACATGTGGCCTCATGTCAAGTTATATAGCTTTGCAGATCATCTTAAATGGATATGTGTAAGACTCTTTGATATTCCAGAAGAGTGCGTGTTTGGAACAGACGAACAAAAGAATCAACCCCAAGAACATCTTCTGTGGGAGAATATGCCCAAAGCAATAAACTCCACACTAATGAAAAAGGTTATGCCGCCCGATGCAAAGAGGAGTTATGGGTGGAGAGAAGGCCCAATGACCGCTCGTGAGTTCATGCAGTTCTTCGGTACGGATGTCTGCCGTAAGATGTACGAACCTATCTGGGTAAATTCTTGCATTAAAAACATACAAAAAGAACAGTCACAACTATCAATCATAGCAGACGTACGATTCCCTAATGAGGCTAAAGCTGTAGCTGAAGCAGGAGGGACACTTGTTAGACTAACTAGAAAGGTCTTAGATGACTCTCATTCAAGTGAAATCGCCTTGGATGACTACCCCTTCACAAACTTTATTGACAATAAGGTCGAAAGTATTGACACCTTAATGGTGAAGGTAAAGAAATTTTACAATCACTTAAAGGAATAATATGTTAGTTACATACGTAAGAAGCTCAAGTTATAATAATTATTCATACTGTGAGATGCAGTATTTTATAACCTACGTCCTTGGACATCAGTCTGATAGCGGAAAGAAAGCCGACATGGGGACGATGGCTCACAAGGCTATGGAGATTCTAGCCGGACTTAAAAAGTTCCAGCAAGACAATCCAAGAAAAAAATATTTAGTGGTAGATGATGATGCCGCTGGAAAAATCAGAATCCACAAGGATAAACTTTACACTGACGACTTTGTAAATGAATTAGTGGAAATATCTATAGATTGTTACGCAAAGAACTCTAAACATAAGTTTACCCCAAAAGAAAGGAAAGAGGTAGCTCAGACGGTATGGACCTTTTTAACCCATAGCGATGGGCAGTTTGATCCCAGACTTAGGAATATTCATCATCCTGAGCCACATTTCGATATACCAATTGAGGAAGATTGGGCTAAGTTTGAGTATGAATTAAATGGGGAAAAGGTTGAAGGACAGCTTGCCATCAAGGGGACAATCGACCTTGTAACAAAAATAAACGATGACACAATAGAAGTGATTGACTGGAAAAGTGGTCGCCGTATGGATTGGGCTACTGGAGAAGAAAAGGACTACAAAAAACTTGAGAATGACGCTCAATTACTTCTGTACTTCTACGCTATCTCTAAGCTCTATCCAGAGTTCCCAAATAGGATTATGAGCATATTCTTTTATAAAGATATAGAGGGTAATCCAGACCCTAAACCTTTCTCCCTAATGTTTGACAAGAGCGATGAAGACAGGTTTCTGGGGATGTTAAAAAATAGAGTTGAAGAAATTAGACAAAATAATGCTCCCAAACCCTTAGATAACGCAAGAAAACATTGGAAATGCAAGTATCTCTGTCATTTTTGTAAAAACAAATGGCCAGAAACGGAAGATAATATGTGTATATATATAGAGAAGCACTTAAAAGAGCATGGGATGGAAAAAACCATCGAAGATTGCACTAGGGAAGGGTTTAATATAGGATTTTATGAAGCGCCGGGGTAAATATAGGGAGAATAAATAGATATTATTATGAAGAGACGCGAGTTTTTAACTTATGGCACTAGTTTTCTTGGTGGAGCTTACTTAGCCTCCAACAATGTTGGTATCTCATACGCTGATGAGTACTCCCCCAGAGTAACTAAAAACGAGAAAAGCGTGATTTTTCTATGGCTAGGCGGTGGAGCTACGCACATAGAGACATTTAACCCTATCCCCTATGCTCCCGTCGAAAGACGCTCTGCAACGGGCTTTGTTGAAACAAAGATACCTACGGTTAAAATAGGTGGCCTCTTCAAAGAAATAGCAAAAAGATCTGACAAAGTTAATATCGTCAGAAGTTTTGCCCATAAAGACTCTAATCATCAGACCGCTACTCACTGGGTTGTTGGCGGAGAAAGAAATCAAGGCGGAAGCTCACAGAACTATCCTAGTTATGGAGCTATGGTGGCTGGATACTACGGCCCAGTATCTTACCCTCACGGACTACCAACGTACATCAAGATGAATAAAATAGAAGGTGATGGCTCTGCTTGGATGGGACAAAAGTATATGGGTTATGAAGCCAGCAAAGACGGCGTTGGCGACTTGCAGTTAAAGATGGAAAAAGACAAATTCTTAGCTAGAAAATCGCTACTAGATCTTGTAGAAAAACATTCACGCATCAAAGAGCAAGGTAAGGGTTGGAGCGAATTTCAAAATCAAGCTGTAACTGCTATTACAGGCAAGGCGGCTGAAACCTTTAGAATAGAAGAAGATGCAAAGTACGAGACGTTTAAGGGTGATCAGTTGGGCAAGGATGCCTTGTCCGCAGTTAGAGCCATACAGAATGGTGCTAAATTTGTAAACATCCAGTACGGTGGCTGGGACATGCACAACGGCATTGTCAATGCTCTCAACACCCGTCAGGTAACATTAGATAGGTATGTTGGCCTCCTGATGGACGAGCTAGAAGCTAGAGACCTGTTTGATAAAACGCTCCTTGTTGTCGCTACAGAATTTGGTAGAACACCTAAAATTAACGGCAATGCTGGACGTGACCACTGGAGCGGTAGTGTTCCTTTGATGTTTGCTGGTGGAGGCTACGATACCGGTCGTGTAATCGGAACTTCTGACGCTAATGCAGAAGTGCCACAAGACGGAGAGTGCGGACCAGCCGATTTAAGGTGGACTGTCCTAAACCATGTAGGCGTACAAAGAAATAATACTTGGATGGGAATTCAAGGAAGGCCCATGCCAGTAACGACAAACGAAGAAAAGAATATACTAACAGATATTAAAGTGGGAGTAGG